GAACGTCAGAACCTGGTCTTGGTTTTAAGATGCCGATTATCGACTCAGTGATTGATATTAGCGTTCAATCGCAAGCTCAGTTGTACGAGAACATCCTTGCTTACTCACGAGACCAACAAACTGCGGGCCTGAACCTGTCTGTTAACTATCGCTTCCCTGCAGATCAAGTTGAGACGATCTACCGCGAGTACGGTGGTGAAGCCGGTGTTATCTCGCGTCTTCTCGATCGTCAGGTTCTCGAAGAAGTAAAGAACATTTTCGGTAAGTTCAACGCATCTACTGCTATTCAAGAGCGTGAACGTCTTGCTGCTGAAGTGCAGATGGCTATTCAAAAAGCCGTGATTGGTCCGATCATTGTTGAGTCGGTTCAGATCGAAAACATTGACTTCTCCGATGCGTATGAACAGTCGATCGAAGCTCGTATGCTCGCAGAAGTCGAAGTTCAGAAAGTTCGTCAGAACGCAGAACGTGAAAAGGTTACTGCTGAGATTACTGTGATCCAGGCGCAAGCAGAAGCTGATGCACAACTTGCTCGAGCAACTGCTGAAGCAGAAGCCACTCGTATCCGTGGTGAAGCAGAAGCATCGGCCATTAAGGCAAAGGCAGAAGCTCTTAAGGATAATGCTGGTCTGATTGCTCTGACTCAAGCTGAAAAGTGGAATGGCCAACTGCCTACTACTATGATTCCAGGGTCTACTGTTCCTTTCATGGACGTCGCAACTAAACCTGCACAGTAAGGAAGATAAATAATGATTGAATGTTTGATTTTAGGCGATAGTATTGCAGTTGGTATCGGCCAGATGCGGCCAGAATGTGTTGTGCAAGCCAAGTCCGGCATCAATTCCGAGGACTATGCCAACGGCTTGTATAGACAGTTTGTGTTGACAGAATCCAAAAAGACCATTATCAGTCTAGGTTCAAATGATGGCTATGTAGAATCGTATGGTCCTATGCTGGCCTTGCGTGAACTCATCCAAGGTGACGTTATTTGGATTCTCAGTTCGAACAACCAAGAATCCAGGTATGCTGCGCTCACAATTGCCGAAAAGTTTAAAGACTGGGTTGTGGATACCAGAGCTTATCCACTGAGCAAGGATGGTGTGCATCCTACAGGAACTGGATACAAAATGATTGCTAAGGAAACGAAATAATGAACAACCGCAAATCTAGCCCTGGCATGGCAAATACCTTTTTGCTTTTGCTGAGAATGCCTAAAGAAGCATATCAAACCATTATGACCATCGAACATTCACCACTAAAAAACTTTGATCCAATGGTAGCCCACATGCTGTTTCAAGTGTTAGCATTTGTATGGTCTGCTATCTTTGCTCTAATGTTGGGCAGTTACCTTGCTTTTGGTGTTAGTGCAACGTTGCATGTATTGTTTGTATCCGGCGTGTTCGTTACTGCGCTAGTATACAAAGAAGGAAATCGTCGTAGAGATGCAACTCGTTTGTCTAACTACAACGGTCGCATGAACGGCGGCGAACACGAATAATTTAAATTAAAAGGAAAAATCAGATGACTAAAACTACACTTGCACTCTTAGTCGCACTTCTTCCATCAATTTCGTACGCTGAGGGTGATGCGGCCGCTGGAGAAAAGTCGTTTAAAAAGTGTGCTAGCTGCCATTCTGTTGATGAAGGCGGCAAGAACGGAAATGGCCCAAATCTTTATGGTATCTCTACTCGCGGAGTGGCCGCAAACGCAGACTACAAGTACAGCGCAGCACTAACTGAATTTGCTGCTACAAACTCATTGTGGACTGATGAATTGCTGGATGCTTGGCTTGCAGATCCAAAGAAACTAGTTTCTGGTACAAAGATGAATGTTAAAGTAGCCAAAGAAGAAGAGCGTGCAAATCTTATTGCGTATCTTAAGACTCTCGGTTCACAATGACCGATAATAAATGGTTTCCTGTAGAGGAACAAGACTTCGCTGGCTGGGGAAGTTAAAAATGATTCCGGATCCAAAAAACTTTAGCGATAGGTTCGCATACGCGCTTACTATGTTCTTTCGTTGGTTTGCGGATACATTTTTTGCTGGAAGATATGGGCACCGCGCGGTTGTATTAGAAACAGTCGCCGGTGTTCCTGGCATGGTAGCCGGTATGTGGCAACACCTTCGTAGTCTACGTAATATGGAACCGGACAAACGTGGTTGGATTAAGACTCTATTAGACGAAGCAGAGAACGAGCGTATGCACTTGATGATCTTCATAGAGATCGCTCGGCCAAATTGGTTCGAACGTTTGATAGTGGCATTTGCACAGTTCGTGTTCTGGCATTTTTACTTTGTACTGTATGTTTTCTTTCCTAGAACAGCTCATCGCATGGTCGGTTACTTTGAGAATCAGGCGGTGATTAGTTATACGCATTATCTAGAAGAAATCGATGCAGGAAGAGCAGAAAACATACCGGCGCCGCGGATTGCTATCGATTATTATAGCTTAGCAGACGATGCTACGTTAAGAGATGTTGTTATTGCAGTAAGATCTGATGAGCAGGGTCACGCAGACGTAAATCACGGAATGGCTGATAAACTATAATGAGTGGCCAAAGACGCTTCTTAAAAATGTGGGCCAGAACTGTTGGCATGCCAATCGGCATTACAGATGACGATAAACCAGAATTCTTGCCAATTACACAGACAGATGTAAAGCGTGCGCTAGCATTCAGAACTTTTTGGATCGTATTACATATTGTAACATGCGTCTTTATTATCGCAAGTAATGGTAGAACTTTAGGAATTTGGTAAATCAGTAAGACTCAACAAAAAAAGAGCGCTTCGGCGCTCTTTTTCTATTTACATTCGTTTAGAATCAGTGTATTCTAGTATTGTAAGGAACGGAGCAACTGATGTACAAGATCTACGCGCATTACGAAGAGTTCGACCGTAAAACCGGTGATCGTTACGAGTCTTATGATCTTTTCCGTGAAGATACAAAAGATGCCGCGGAAAAGATCGTTGAAGGTCTTGACAAAACGTACTACTATTATATCGAAATCAAGAAGGTGATTTGAGATGGATTGGAATCTATTCATCGACGATGAACGCAATCTTTCGGACGTCACTTGGGCTCCTTGGCAAGTTCAGGAAAAATATCGTAACGAAGAGTGGGTAGTTGCTCGTAACGGTCAGGAAGTGTTAGATGCATTCCTCGAGAAAGGCATGCCGTCCTACATTAGTTTCGACCACGATCTTGGAGAAGACAGCGGCACCGGATACGACATCGTAAAGATGCTCATTAATATCGACATGGAAACTCCAGAAGATATATATCGGTTTCCAGAAAACTTTGACTTCTATGTCCACTCAAAAAACATAGTAGGTAAGGCAAACATCGAAGGACTGCTGAATAACTATATGAAGGTAAGATAATGCTAATTGTATTTGATATCGACGGAACACTGGCTAACATTGATCACCGTCTGGATTACGTTCGAAGCAAGCCTAAGAACTGGGCTGCTTTCGATGCTGGCATTCCAAATGATAAAGTGAACCGAGCTGTAGCAGAAGCATTTCACTGTCTGAGTGCTGCTGGGAACCAGATCATTCTCGCTAGCGGTCGCAACGAGCGCAGTCGTCAAGCCACGATTAGTTGGCTGACTGCTAATCATCTGCATACGTTTGAAAAGCTGTACATGCGTAAGGCAGACGACCTCCGCAGTGATGACATTGTCAAGCTGGAAATCCTAGACGAGATCATCGCTGACTACGGTCGTAAGCCTGACATGGTGTTTGACGACAGACCCAGGGTAGTTAGAGCTTGGCGCTCGCAAGGTATCTTTGTGTTCAACGTATACCAAGGTGATGAGGACTTCTAAACAACTTTTCTATTTACATTCGTTTAGAATCAGTGTATTCTATATCTGTAGGAAACGAAAGGAATACGATAATGACTACCTTTAATAGCCTCGAAGAAGTCAAAGCTGCAATCTGCGGTATGACGAACGAAGAACTTACTCAGCTGATTAAACTCGCAGAGTCACAGTACGACTCGAATAACATTACCAAGGCGCAGGCGGTTGAGACAATTGAATACGCTCTTGCTACGCTCCTTGGCCGCTTTCGGCTCGTTCGTCACTGATACATAAATAGAAAAGGAATAACCTAATGTCTCAATCTAACGATAGACGTCATGGTGGACCCTACGATCGCGGTGGTGCTGATAGTTACTACCGTCGTCCATGTGTTCCTCACTACTACGTTGGTGGCACCGGATCCAGCGAATTAATTCCTGAGGATCGTATGACTCCTAATGAAATCGAAGCATATATGACTGGTTTCAAAGATAACGAAGCGAGTGGAAACTTTAAGTATTGATTGGAGAAAACATGCCTACTTGTACTGTGATGGTTGGGTTGCCTGCTACCGGTAAGAGCACTCTCATTCAGAGAATGATCTCTGAAGACACCTGGATCTATAGCACCGATATGTATATCGATACAGTCGCTGAAGACAACGGCATCACTTATAACGAGGCGTTTTCTTCAAACATTAAGGCTGCGACGGAGTTCAACGAGCAGAAGTTGAACTCGATGATTAAGCTACGTAAGGATATCATCTGGGATCAGACCAACCTCGGCGTTGGCAAGCGTCGCAAGATCGTTAATCGTATGCGTCAGGCGAGTTACGAAGTGAACTGCGTATGCATCGTTCCACCTGAAGCTGGGCATATCAGCGACCAAAAGGATTGGATGCATCGTCTTCAGAACCGCCCTGGCAAGAACATTCCTAACGAAGTCGTCGCAAACATGATGGAAAGCTTTGTTCTTCCGACTGCAGACGAAGGTTTCGATAGAATCGAATTCTATAACATGCACGGCGCTCTTTTGAAGGCATATGTATAATGATGGACGAAAAGAACTACGAAGTTGCGAATGGTCTCTGGATCGGAACTAAGTTTGGAGACCTACGCCGCGAACGAGCTGCTCTTATGAAGCAGCTCGTTCTTAATAACGACACGACTGTTTGGCCAAGGATTCGTGAACTGACTAGTGAGATCCAATCATGTCTCGCAGCAAGACCATTTTCTCCAAAGAAGTAAAGGAAACATAAATGACTTATTGGGCTACACTCTGGTATGCAGGAGCCGTTGTCGTACAACTCGGTTACGAAGGACAGAATCAAAACGATTGTGAAGTTCTTAAGACGATGATGCTGACGGATCTAGAACAAACGTATTCGGATCCTTCAAAACTCGATGAGTCTGTAGCGTCTCTGTTTCCTACAAATGAGTTCACCGTGAGTTGTGAGACTGTAGTCCTTCCAATCGACGAGAAGTATGGAATCAAAGATTGGTAGAATTTGTTGACGCGTCGATTGAAGATCTTGTAAATTCAACATTGTTCGTGCACTCGGTGAAGCCATCTCTTAAGAATAAGATGGTGGTTCGCATCGAGAAACCAAAACCAGAAGACAGGAGCATCGTGTTTCGTATGTATACAAAAGGTGACGGGGAAGAAGAGCTATTCATTCTTTCGGCTGACTATATCCTAGATCATCCGTTCTGGAACGATAGCGATAAATAACTCTTTTATAGGAAGGAGTTGTATCCGTGTCATTGATCCAAGAACTCGAAGATATCATACGAAGAACCGGTTCCTATAGAGATAGAGAGACTCTATCAAAAATCCTAGAACAACTAAAGCAAAAGCCATCGTCTTCATGGGGATACCACGAAGAGAAAAAAGTTGTTAGAAGGTAAGTTTTCTATTTACATTCGTTTAGAATCAGTATATTCTATATCTGTAAAGAACGGAGAACAACATGGCTATCGCGATCGTAACCCCTGAAGAAGTTGAAGTTGACGTCTGCTACGGCGACTTCAACAGCTCGTATACCAAAACCATGTACGTGGTTGACTTCTTCCGGAGTGAAGTAGGTATGCTGCACGGTGACCTTGAGACTACTATGTACATCAAGACCGAGCACGATGCAAAGATGATGGCTCGTATGTGGGAACTCGGTATGACCGGTCGCGGCGAGTACAACGAGATCACCTTCAACGACATCTTCGAAGATGTGGAGTTCGAATAAGATGCGCTATCAGTTTCCTGTAATCCGCCATATATCAGACGTCCTTCCTCACATCGAAGGGCGTGACGAGTTCGTTGTAGCGGAGCGTGAAGGCTATACTGTTATCAACTACGTCGTTGCGATGGCTGATACCTTCAACATGTCTGGCTCTGATGACTTGACTGGTGCGATCCGCCGTGAGGGCCGTGGTCTTATCTTTGACCGTGATGGCAACCTTATGAGCCGCCCTTTCCACAAGTTCTTCAACGTGAACGAGCGTGAAGAGACTCAGACTCATGCTGTTGACATGTCTGCTCCACACGTGATCATGGAAAAGATGGATGGTTCCATGATCCGTCCTATCCTTGTTGATGGGCACCTTCGTCTCGCTACCAAGATGGGCGTGACTGATGTTGCTATGCAGGCTGAAACTTGGCTTGCTGCTCGTGACCCTTCTATGAAGGAGTGGCTACGTCAGTGTGTACACGACTCCGTAACTCCGATCTTTGAGTGGGTAAGCCCGTTCAACCAGATCGTTCTTGCTTACGATGAAGCAGACCTCGTGTATCTCGGTACTCGTGACAACGCTACCGGCGCGTATGTAATGGATACCTCGTGTCCGTTTAATCGCGTTCGTACCTATGGTTCTATCGAAGGTACCATGGGAGACTACGTTGCTCGCCAGCGCGAGTCTGAAGGTCGCGAAGGAGATATCATTGCTTTTGCTAACGGCCATCGCTTGAAAGTCAAGAATGATTGGTACGTCCGTATCCACAAGACTATGGAACGTATCATGTTCGATCGTAACATCGTGGATCTAATCGTTAACGAAGAAGTTGACGACGTGATGCCGATGTTGCCTGTTGTTCAGGCTAACCGTGTTCGCAACTTTGAAATTCGTTTCTGGAATGCGTTCAAAGTAAAAGAAGATCAACTCCTTGCGGATCGTGATGTTGTAAATCAATTGTACGACAACGACCGTAAGCGTGTCGCTCTTGAGTACATTCCGAAGCTGGAAGACAAGGCAGACGCTCCGTTCATCTTCCGTATGTTGGATGGCCATAACATCCGTGACTTGATGTTGGATCACGTTCGTAAGAGCATCAGCACCAACACTCGCTGGGATCAAACTGCCCTGTGGCTCGGGATGTAAATCTCGGGCCATGGAAGAATTTATAGTTCCGGTCATCGAAGTAGATAAATATGATGTGTACGGACTTAGCAATCTTAACTAATACTAACAGTTTATTACAACTTTTCTTAAGAGGATAGATATGGCTACTAAGAAGGAATACGCAAAGTGGTGTATGATGTTGATTGAGGGCGAAGACTTCATGGTAGACGACATCTTCGAAGCAATGCACGACGACGGATTCATTGACGAAGGGCAGGAATGGGTCTCTGAAGATGAAGACGACGAATAAGTCTGAAATGTTGGCAGACATTCTTTGGTTACTGAGTGTCGCTCGTCAAGTATCAGACTATCGAGTCGATCAAGATAGATTAAAAGAGATACGTGAAAAGTATGAATGAAATATTGATCATAGGAATTATCCTTCTTCTTGCAATCCTCTACATACGAGGGTTTCTAATAACATTCGAAAAGAACTTTTGGTTAGCTTTCTTTCTGCTGCTATTCTTATTTCCACTTCATATGCTATGGTCCTTCTTTGAAGGCATATTTAATTGGGGAGACTAAACTATGACTGATAAATACTACGTCGTGACTGCTATCTCGCAGTATAGAATGAGATACGTTGTTCCGGTTGAAGATCTAAAACTCGATGGACATGTTGAACCGGTTTGGGCTGCTGACTCAGTCACTATGAACGAAGTGAATGAGTTCTCGCAAGAACATCTCGGCGAGACAGTTCTCGACGTTCAAGAATTCACTGAAGAAGACGTTTTGACTCTTTTTGATAAGGATAACGACTATCTTAAGAACTGGACAAAAGAACAGAAACTAGCATACATTAAGAAATGGAAGTATGGAGAATGATCGTAATATATGGAAAGGATAACTGCCATTGGTGTCAAGAAGCTAAGAAGCTAGCCGAACAATATGGTTTGAAGTATCAATATAAGAACACACTGTTTGAAGACTATCGAACAGAGATGTTTGAAAAATATCCAGAAGTAAAGACGGTTCCTCAGATCTGGTGGAACAACCGCCACATCGGTGGATACGCAGAATTCGCAAAAGAGATAGAAAACACACTAGGAGACTATGGTCAGTCGGCATTTTGAGTTGACATTCCGATAGAATCAGTATATTCTAGTCTAGACAGTAGGGAGATAGCTCAATGGCTACCACGGAAGCAACCGAATACGAAATGCATCTTGTGATACTTATGAAGGACTACAACTTAACTCTATCGGAAGCTCTAGATTTCGACTTTCAAGCGGAGTGTATCGATACGTCATCAGTATTCGGGCCATGCGATTTTCTGGAAGAAAAACTCGTTGACTTAGAAAAGGTCAAGTACTATATGCTCGTTTGGGCTGGTCAGGAACCTGATATCGAATTGAAAAAAATACAATGACAATGCATTTGATCCGAGGGATGACTTCCCTCAACACGCGAAAACAAAAGCCAAAGAACAAGACAAAGCGTATGTTAGAGGCAGAAGCCGAACACGAACGGTTTCTTGCTCGCGTTGGCTTTAAAGGTAACGCAAAAGACTATCGTTACGAAATCCCCAACTACAATACAGGACCTCGTGTAACGAGCGATCGCGTTGCTGCTAACGGTACTAAGAAGGACCGCATGCAGTACACTGGCGACGAGATCCTTGGTATCGCCACGACTCATAAGTCAAACATGGTTCCTATTCGTAAGGACAATAAGCAGGCTGCTGTAGATGCTGCTCAAATGAGAAGATAAATATCTCTACAACATGTAGAGGTATTTTATGATAGTTGCAGGAATTGACTATAGTTTGACAAGCCCAGCGATATGCGTTCACGAAGGTGACGAATGGAGCTACGAGAACTGCTCGTTCTACTACATAGTTCAAAAAGAAAAGCTAGCAATGTCGCAACCGCAGTTCTATGCGACAATGTATCCCGAGTTTAAGAGTGATATACATCGGTTTGATAATCTAGCTTCATGGTCTCTAGGTATTTTAAAAGCACACCGAGTCGAACGATGCTTCATCGAAGGTTACGCGTTCGGAGCAGTTGGTCGTGTCTTTCAGATCGCAGAGAACGCAGGAGTTCTTAAATACAAGGCGTGGAAGGAAGGACTTAACTTTGAGGTATATCCACCGACAGTAATTAAGAAGTTTGCGACGACTAAAGGCAACGCAAACAAAGAAAAGATGTATGAAGCATTTATACAAGAAAATGCAGTTGACATTCGTGAAAAAGTTGGTATATTGAATATTAATCAGTGGAATCCGGTTTCGGATATTGTTGATTCCTACTACATCGCAAAGCTAGGCTTCATGAAGGAGAGAGAAAATGTTGATCAAGCGTAAGAGCATTCTGACTGGTATCGAGCGTACTCGTAACATTCCGGTCAACCCAGAGGATATGGAAGCATGGCAGGC